GTTTTAACATGGATATTAAATGCAAACTTATTAAAGAACTAGATGATGGGAGTGCCATCGTAACAATCGAGATGGACGAAGAAGCTAAGGAGTGGCTGATTGGCGAAGGCTTTATCACTGTGCTACAAGAAGCAATCAAGATTTCAAAGACGTACATCAGCGACGCCGATCTTAAGAAACATACTACCAAGAAAGTTATCAGGAAAAAGAAATGATTGTCACGATACTTAACATGTTTGCTTTATTCGTAGCCACTTGTGCGGTGTTGATATTTATGGTGGTGTTTATCTTCTTCTTGTTCATTATGTATGCCTGCGTACACATTGGTTGGAGAGAGGTCAAAGGCATGTCGTTGTCTGACTTATGGAATAGGATTCAGAAATGAAGATTGTTGATAATGCTCTGCCCGATACATTGGCAAATGAAATAGAGGCATTATTGTTTAGCAATAACTTCCCATGGTTTTTTATGGATGACATTACTTATCGTAATAACCCTAATGTAAAAGACAAGACCATGGCTTTCTCGCATTTGTTTTACAGTAACGGCGCCATCAATAGCAATAGCTTTGAAATGATAAAAGTAATACCAAACACATTAGGCGAAACAGGCGATATGCTTTTGGCACGATCTTTTCTACAACTGCCAGTCAGCACAACAAGACTGCACAACAACATACACATTGATTACGAGACGCCTCATACAGTTTGTTTGTACTATGTTAATGACACTGACGGAGATACGTTTATTTTTGCCAATGATAAGAAAACAATTACGCAAAGAATTAGTCCAAAGAAAAACAGATGCGTTGTTTTTAATGGGTCAACCTACCATGCTAGTAGTGCGCCGACCAAAGACAAACGAGCCATAATTAATTTTGATTTGAGCATTGCATGATATTCAAATTCCCAAAAAAGAAAGTGGTGCTTGATTGTTTTACGTATGACGAACTCATACTACAAAGCGCCCCAGTAATAATGGCTATCAAACACATACCTGATTGGTGGAGACAGTTGCCTAGTAGCTATTTTCAAGACGGTGGCTTTGTCCCTATCGGAACCATGAAGAACTGTGTAGGTATGCTTGACTACTACAAACGATCTGTTGCTATACCCTTGTGGTCAGACCTGTGCATTAACGTAGCTGATGAGCAATACTGTTGGCAGTTTGCAGATAATCGGACACAGGCAGTCATTCATCCAATTGACAAGGAAGCAAAAGGGTTACTGCCAAGTCATGGGCATATGAAAATAATAACCCCTTGGATCTTTAAAACAAAGCAAGAAGTAAATTGGGTTTGGTCACAACCCACATACAGTTTTAAAGAAGACGTTGCCGATATAAAAGTGTTACCCGCAGTTGTTAACTACTACAATCAAACCACAACTAGCATTAACATAATGGTGCCGTTGAATGAGGATAAAAAATATACGCTGCATCATGGGCAAGCATTAGTGCATTTAACACCAATGTTTGATAACAAAGTAAACGTAGTTAGGCATTTAGTTAGTCAACAAGAGTACGAGCGTATGAAAGCCAATCAACACACGCCAACCTTTTTAAAGAAGTACATGCAAATAAACGTAGCAAAGAAGAAGTTTTTAGATTGTCCATACCATAAGGAGCAGTAAATGTTAGAAAACGTATCAGCAATAGAAGCGCCAAAGCCCACTAAATTATTTGTAGCTACACCGATGTATGGTGGGCTATGCACAGGCGGGTACACCATGGGTATTCTTAATTGTGTGCAAACATTCTCGCCACGGGGTATTCAGATGTATTACTCGTACATGATGAATGAGTCTTTGATTACTCGTGCCCGTAACGGCATGGCTTATGACTTTATGCAGTCAGACGCAACACATCTGATGTTTATTGATGCCGATATTAGTTTTGACCCAAATGATATTGTGCGCATGATTGATGCTGACAAAGACATCATCTGTGGTCTATACCCCAAGAAAGAAATTAACTGGAAGCTGGTGCATGATGCGGTGCAAAAAGGTGTTCCATTTACCGACTTGGGTAATTACACAGGATCGTTTGTAGTAAACCTAGTAGGTGGCGCAATGGAGAGCACAGGCAATATCAACGAACCCATGGAGATTGACAACGGCGGTACAGGCTTCATGCTTATTAAGCGCAATGTGTTTGAGACATTAAAACCCACAGTGCCAACCTATACCAACGACATGATCTTGATTGTGGATAAGAACCCACAGAAGAAAATCATTAGTGAGTTCTTTGATACCAGCATTGACGAAGACACAAATCGATTGCTATCTGAGGACTACCACTTCTGCAAGATTGCTCGTAAGGCTGGCTTCAAAGTATATGCGGCACCTTGGGCAAACCTAACGCATAGCGGTACGTATAACTTTAGCGGTCAACTACCAAGGGGTTAAGATGTTACCTAATTGCGAACTAGTAAAAACAGATGGCACACAGTTCCTTGTGTTCAAAGGGCAGGACTTAATTTCAAATCATTTGAAGCAAGAACTATACGAGAACGACATTCATCAATTAAGCCTTAAGCTTTTAATGGAGGCACCCGAAGGTGAGGTGCTAGACATTGGGGCTAACTTGGGTACGTTCTGTGTACCCTTGGCTAAGAAAGTGCCGAAGCATCTTTACCATGCCTTTGAACCACAACGGATAGTCTATTACCAACTATGCGCTAATACGTTTATTAACGGGCTAGATAATATTCATTGTCATAACTTTGGATTATCGGATAAAGAAGAACGGCTAGTACTTGTAATGCCTGACTATACAGCCGAAGGCAATATTGGTGCGTTTAGTATGGACAAAGAAGTTCGTGATAATGATTACGAATGTAAAACTGAGGGTGTCAAAGAACCATTAGTAGTATTTACCTTGGACTCAGGTGCACACAAAAACGTACGCTTAATTAAAATTGACGTAGAAGGTCACGAACTAGAAGTAATTAAGGGTGGTATCAAAACCATCAAGGCAAACAACTACCCACCGATCATCTTTGAAGCATGGACATGGAAGCCATGGTTTGAACCTAAACGTAAAGCATTGCTTGAATACCTAGAAGGTCACGGCTACAAAATACAACAGCTAGGACAGAACAACTTAGCCACACATGGGAGTGCTAAATGATTGAGCCAATCCCTTTTGCTGGCTGGGTAGATATAGATGATGATATTCAAAAAACCCTGCAATTATTGACTGGAATTGATTCAGAAAACATGCCAAAATACATAGTATTAGGTGATGGATCCGTTTATTTCTATCGTAAAGAGGAGCAAAAATATGCCTTATGTGAACAAACCCCGCCCTTACAAGAAGGAATACAAGCAACAGTTAGCTCGGGGGGAACAAGAAACGAGGAACGCTCGTGACCGTGCTAGATATGCAGTCGACAAAGCTGGTGTTGATAAGAACGGCAATGGTAAAGCTGATGCTCGTGAAGGTAAAGATCTTGAGCATATTGTGCCTTTATCTAAGGGTGGTACAAACAGCCGTAAAAACATACGCATAGAAACGCCAAGCCAAAATAGATCATTTAGCCGAAACTCAGACCATACCGTAAAAGTAAACAAAGCCAAACCTAAACGTAAAAATGGAAATACTAAATAACAAAGCTATAGTAATTACAACAAGAAGACCTAATCTTGTAACTGAGTGCATAAGAAAAAGCCAAATTGTTGAAACTAATGGGGACTTACATAAAGTTGCCGTGCATTGGGGTTTGGATGAAGCACAGGCTTTAAACAAACTTAAGATTAAAAAAGTACCGTCCCCAATCTTACGTGATTACAAATGGCCTGGTTTGCACAAACCAATGGAACATCAAAAAGATACCGCTAATTTTCTTACCCTAAATCAAAGAGCATTTTGTTTTAATGAGCAAGGCACAGGTAAGACTGCAGCAGCTATATGGGCTGCGGACTATTTGATGGAGCAAAAGCGTGTGTATCGTGTGCTTATCGTATGTCCCTTATCTATTATGCAATCAGCATGGCAAGCCGATTTGTTTAAGTTTGCAATGCACCGCAAAGTCGGTGTTGCTTACGGCGATAGGCATAAACGCAAAGCAGTAGTTGAAAGTGATGCTGAGTTTGTAATTATTAATTACGATGGCGTAGAAATTGTAGCCGACGATATTGCAAAACAAAACTTTGATTTGGTAATTATTGACGAAGCTAATGCGTACAAAACAGTAACAACTAATCGTTGGAAAACCATGAACCGTATTATTACACCACGGACATGGATATGGATGATGACTGGTACGCCAGCAGCACAAAGTCCAACGGATGCTTTTGGGTTAGGTAAATTAATCGTGCCACAAAATGTACCTAGATTCTTTGGTGCGTTTAGAGATCAGACCATGATTAACATTAGCAAGTTTAAATGGCTACCAAAACCTGATTCAGATCAAACCGTATTTAATGCCCTTCAACCCGCAATCAGATTTAGAAAAGAAGATTGCTTAGACCTACCGGAGATTACTTATGTTTCTAGGGACGCCCCCCTTACTGCGCAACAGGCGAAATACTACAAAACGCTCAGAGACGAATACCTTATGGCAGCGGATGGGGAAGAAGTTAGCGCAGTTAATGCTGCGGTTAAGATTAATAAACTCTTACAAATATCAGGTGGAGCTGTCTATTCTGATACCAGTGCTGTCGTTGAGTTTGATGTTAGTAATCGCCTACGTGTTGTTGAAGAGGTAATTGAAGAGGCTAGCCACAAAGTGCTTGTCTTTGTGCCATTTACGCACACAATAGATTTACTAAAAGAACACTTAAAAAAGGCTGGCATTACATGCGAAGTCATTAACGGCAAAGTCCCAGTAAATAAACGCACTGAAATATTTAAAGCTTTTCAAGAGCAACCAAACCCACGAGTGTTAATAATCCAACCACAAGCCGCAGCTCATGGGATAACTCTTACCGCTGCTAATGTAATAATATGGTACGCTCCAGTGACATCAATAGAGACTTACTTGCAGGCTAATGCACGCATACACCGTCAAGGACAAAAGAACCCAATGACTGTAGTGCATATTAAGGGTAGTCCCGTAGAGACTAGGTTGTACCAAATGTTGCAAAATAAACTAGAAGTTCACGAAAAAATAATTGACTTGTACAAACAAGAGCTTAATAATAGTTGACAAAGTCAAATTATAGTTATAATATGATTTAACTGGCACAGACCAGCGTTTTTAACCTAAAGGAATTTATATTGAACAAGAAGTCCAAGGCACACCGTCCGCTGAAAAACTTGTAGAAGTTTATCTAAAGATACGTGATGCTTCAGAAGATAACTACAGAAGTTATATGGCTAAGAAAGCCGACCTTGAAGAGCAGATGGATCTTATACAAACAGAATTGCTCGACATACTCAAAAATATTGATGCTACTAGTTTAAAAACCATACACGGTTCGGCTAGACGTAGTGTCAAACACCGTTATACAACCAATGATTGGGAGCGCTTCCATAAGTTTATTTTGGAACACAATGCTCCTGAGTTACTGGAAAGAAGAATTCAACAAACCAATATGAAGCAGTTTTTGGATGAGAATCCGGACTTGCATCCCGCCGGTTTAAACGTGGATAGCACATACGCAATTATTGTAACTAGGAGAAAATAATGAGCAACGTCGCTTTGTTTAACCAGCAATTACCTGACTACCTTAAAGAGGTAGAACTTGATGATGTAACCCGTGCCTTAACGGGTGGTGGTACAGGTGTAAAACGTATTGCCCTTGGCAATAATAAATTTATTTTAAAAGTAAATGGCTCTGAGATTTCTAAGAGCAGCAATGACAAAATGGAAGTTGTTATTGTTAACGCTTCCCCCAACGTATCCCGCACATTTTATGCTAAAGCATGGGACCCTAAAGAAACCGCTCCACCTGATTGCTGGTCTAATGATGGTGATCGTCCTGACGCTTCTATTAAGGAGCCACAAAGTCAGATGTGCATGAACTGCCCTCAAGACATAGCTGGTTCAGGTCCTGGTGCTACTAAAGCATGCCGTAAGAATCGCAGA